ACTGCCAATTACGCCAGCAACCCCATTATTGGGATTCTCCCACTTTATCTTTTTTACCAAAGGAGGAATAATGACAGAAGGGTGATTTACGCCTTGCCACTCCTTTTGCGAATTACTTACGAATACAATACAATCATACTGCGCTAAGGGGACCTCTTTGAGGGGAAAAATATGTCTCTCATGACAATACAAGATATGCTTTTTTACCTTAACCTCCTCAGGGACCTGGATAAAATGACTAATCAAAATATCCTCAGGCCCAAGGAAACACTGATCTATAGGTGCTGCTTTGCACTTATCTAAATGCCAAGTATGAGGACCGTAGAATGTGCAGTCATACCCGTTATCATTTAGTAAATTAGTTAGGTTTATATGAGCAACAGTTCCACCACCTGGGCGCGTCCAACTACTAACAATTTTAATCTCCTTCTTCATCCCACTTCAGTAATTCTTTGTACAAGGATAAGCGTTCACTGACTGCTTTATTCATATCAAAATTTTCATTAGCTATTTTATAGAGATTCATTCCCATCTCATCTCGATGTTTCTTATCTTTTCCTATCTTAGTAAGAACTCTGATCCACTCACTTCTTCCTTTTTTTGGGTCAATTAGATAGCCTGTCTCTCCATTTATGATCCACTCATCATAGGACCCTACATTGGAAGCAACTAATGGAACTCCGTACCTTCCACATTCAGCTACCTTGATCTCAGATTTAGAATCGTTAAATTCGTTGGGTTCTAGAGGAGCAAGAGCTACATCCATAGCTGTAAAGAACTGTCCATATCTATCAGGCCCTAAAGCATAATGTATATCCCAGTTCTTCCCTCCCTTAAATCCTCTCATAAGAATGTTTTGATAACTTTTCCAAACATCCCACTGCCAATCATCTTTAGGAGTATCGGGGGGTGGATGCCCAAAGAAGTCCCACCTACAATTCTCTCTTCCTACTCTTTGATTAACAAAGTGAGGAACGCCTGCAAAATACTTTACATCTTGCTCATGATGGATACCCCCAGCCCACCCAAATCTACAGAACTTATTTTTGGGAGGCATAATCTTCGGCATGTTCCAACAAGGAAGATTATAATCAATAGTATTTTTTACAACAGCCAATGTGTGGTTGCAATAAGGCAATACTCTTTCTGCGAACTTGCGTTGGGTAACTGTCACCAGATCTGAGTTACCATATATGAATTTGGTGATCTCACCTAATCCCTTTTCCTGATACACATCGTAAAGCCGATGTCCTTTATATAAATTTGTTAAAAGATCATCTGTATCGTAGTGAACAAATTTCCCGAATTCTTTACCCTTTCCAACAATTCTTGCGGTATAGTTTCCTCCAAAATTAGCGAGGTTATTCAGTACAATTATATCGGCCCACTTCATGTCCTCAAAATCCCAATCAGGAAGCCAAGTACCATCCTTCTCATTCATCCCTAAAGGATTTTTATTCCACCTCACCTCTACTTCATCGCCATGCACCTCTTCAAGTTTATTAAAGGGAGCTATCACACGATAGTATGCACACCCCCCTTCATTAGCTGGGCACGCTAGGATTCTTAGTTTTCTGTTCATGAGTATAAAAAAATAAGGAAACACCTTTAGAGCATTTCCTTATTATAGCTGTCTCCTATAAACTATTCAGAAGCTTCCATAGTTTCTTCTGCTACTTCTTCTTCTTCGTCCAACTCTAGAATCTCTTTCAAGTCCGCAATCTTAGCAAGGGTTTGCTGTTGATTTGCTACGGCTCCGTCTAGTTGTTGCTGGCACTGCTGAATAAATTCATCAACCTGTTTTTTATTAGCCTCATAGCCCTCCAATAATGTGGCGAGGTGAGACTCTAACTTCTTGTCTACTTTCATGCGTCTTCCCATTCTCCTTCTTCTTCTTCTTCAAACGTTGCCTTAGTGGTCTCTGAAGAGTGAGCTAGGCCCAAAGCCGCACCAACACTCTTAAGGGTTCCACCCAAGTCTACATTCTTATCCATAGGCAACAGAGACTTGGCAGCTTTAACATAATGCTTCCTTTTACGCTTACTCAGAAGAGTAACAACACCCTCCCAAGCGGCAAGACTAGGAACAAACGTCTTACCAATACCAAAAACAGTATCAACAATCCCCTGAATCGCTCCCTCATCCATCTCCCCTCCAGCGGGGAGGTAGGATGCACCTTCCTTGAGGGCATCTTTAGAGGTCATAACAACTGAAGTCCCCTCAGGGATCTTCGCCTTAACAGATTCTGGCAGTTGATCAAAGGGAATAACCGCAGCGTCTGCTCCTTCCTGAACTTGATCCGCTGTAGTAAAGACTGTATCCTCCCCGAAGATACCCTCAAGCATTTGGCAAGAGGCGAAGCCGATTACTAACGAACAAGCAACAATAAATTTTCTCATAGTACTAGTTAACTTTGTAGCTTTGTGAGGTATTCGTTATCAGGCACATCCTTGCTGGGGGCCGAAGTAGAACTACCTTGTACTGTCTCACCGCGCAGTGAGTCAGCAGCTTTTTTTACATCCTCGTACTCTTCCAATTTCACAAGACCATGGATCTCATGGAGAGTTTCCATAATACCCGCTGCTTCTTGCTTAGTCCCCAACTCAGAGGACTTAGGACGAGGTTGTGATTGATCGTACTTAGGCCACTGGCCTTCCATTTCTTTTACGATCTTGAAATCATGACCACTTTCGGGATCAGTAATGTCTCCGAAATCAGGGTCAAGCATTGCTCCGATAATCTTTTTAAAGAGGATCACTCCGATAGAGAGAATCTTAACATCTCCACTCTCTCTATCCAAAATGTTCATGTAGTAGCGAGCACGGGGCTTGATCTTGCGGGCAAGATCCTCGTCCTCTTTCCTTCCCGTCTTCCACAGAGCGTAGTACATATCACAAAGAGGACATGCTTCCCCGTGTACCTTCCGACAGTGAACATTCCTGTTGTTGCCATCGGGTTGAGGAACCCTATGGATCTTAGTCTCCGCATAAAATTCCTTCTCTTCATCCTTCCAAGGGAGAATACGAACGGCATTAGTGCCTTCGGGAATTTGATAGAACTTCTTGAGAAAGTCCGAGTTCTGGTTAGCGGCAGCGGGGTTTTGTAGTTGTTCGTGTTTTTTACGTAGTGCTTCTAGGTCAATCATTTCAGTCTCCTGTAGTTTAGTGTTAGTGTATAATAGTAATACTATTTATATAGTTTAATTTCTTCTCGTTTATTTGCAGAAACTTGCTGCAACATGTCTTTCTTTTGCTCCAGGGATCGCACTAACCCCTTGAGTAGTTCATACTTAAATGTAGCATCATTCAGTTGAATATCTTTGGCCCGATAGTCTTCATCACCGAAAACTAAATCATCAAGATCTTTGGCTGTTAATTTTTTAATACCAGGAGTATGATTCTTTGCTTCCTTGCGAAGCTGGGATGCAAATTGTGTAAGTGCCGTGCTCTCATTGTTCATCTGTCTTTTAGCTACAGACATTAACCCATAATAGTATGAGTATAGTGTAGCCTGCCGCATCATCTCCTGATCAATCATCCCATCATCAAAACTAGACAGGGCATCACTGATCTCTTTATAGTTAGCCCATGTAAAATTTTCTAATAGTTCGTTAAGTTCATCCATAATTTAGTAGCCTCCCCCTCCCCCTCCTGTAGGTGTGGTAGGTATATTAGAGCGCATACCCCTAACAATCTGAGTTAAAAATCCTGGATTTTTTAAACTCTGGGATGTCTGGCTAGGTTTATGTTTATTTCTCATTCTATTGGATTCTTGGGTAACAGCAATCTTCCATCTATCTGCGTACCTCTTTGCGCTTAGTACACTGAACCAATTAAAGGTAACGGGGTTGGAGGTTACTAAATAATCTCCAGATGATCCTTCTTCTACATATTTGTACAGATTCGATTCGGTATTAGAGTACAATCTAAATGGCCTATTCATTAGAAAGTAAGTACTTCCATTCGCCTGCTTAATTCCATTTTTTGGTAACTTCCTAAAAGCCCAACTTCCATTCTCTAATGTGGCATATTTACTAATCATTTACTATTAACTCAAACAATCTTGGATTTAAATTCATTAAGAGAAGGTATCCTCTCGATACTAAGGTGGTTAATTCCTCATTCGTCCTCTCTCTAACTATATCAGTTGTCTCATCTCCCCCCAACCCACACAGTTCCAGAGCTACATGTGTCATTTCATGTAGTAAAGTCTCGCGTGCATTTTGAGGATCCATATCTTTATCTAGGGAAATTATTCCTTTATCAAAATCAGTAATCCCTAGGCATCGCTGCCCCTCCTCCTTTAAAACTCTTTTTGTTTCTATTCTAAAGGACCGAAAACCACCCTCAATAGTTTCAATATTTTCTTCCCTTATTTTATCTAGTATAGTTTTAGATTTTTCACTCATATGAATCCTCAAGTTCTTGCATCCTCAAGGTAGAATAATCTACCTCCATAGGAACAATAAATCTCGGCCTACCGTTTCGTGATTTAATTACATAAGTACGCATCGTGCCTTGATCAAACTCCTCTTCAGTCTGGTTAAGGGATAAAGCAAAATCACATGTCCTAATCTTACCGTAAGAATCTCCTAGCTCTGCGTCTGTAATAATCTTCACCATACGTCCTTGCCTGTTGGTCTGAGTGGCAGTCCATACTAGGAACTTGTTCTCCATAGCGAGCCCTCTAAGCTCCTCTGCAATCCTCTGCTGGGCTTGATACTCTTGAAGGATCTCTCGGGTGGGGCGCATCAACTCTAAGTAATCTACGATAAGGAGGTCAGGTTCAAACTCCTCATAGTTCTTTAGTTGAACCAGGAGGGTCCTAATATTATTAATGGACGCTTGACCTGTGGGAAACTCCTTAATGACAAGCTCACTTCCAGGGAATTCTTTCTTGAATAACT